CCCATGTCATTGCCCATAACATAACAACAAATAACATAGCTAAGATTAATTGTCCGATAAATTTAATTGTTTGCATTAGTCAGCCCTCGATCCCATATAAGCTTTGTAACCATACTTCTGCAATACTTTAGCATATGCAGTCGCAGCTTCTTCTTTTACGTCCATTGATTGGCCCATATATTTTGTCGGGTTCCACAATTGCAAACCACTTGGATAACCTTTTTTAAATCCAAGTTCAGCAAAAGCTTTACCTATTTTTGTGCTGAGTTTAACACCGTGTAATGATACCCATGCAAAACCACAATACATTGGTTCTCCATATTTATTACCGCCTGTCTTTTCCTTCCACTCTTTAAGATACTTATCAACAGCATCTTTTGCTGCTTTAGTAGCTTCTTCGTGTATTTGTTTTAATGTGTTCATATTAGCCTCCTTGGTTTTATTTATATTCACACAAGACCATAATACGACATTTTATTTGTATTTGTAAACATCTTTTTTAGGTCCTATTTATATAAAAAAATGAAGCACCCCTGAACGGTTGCCTGTGATACAATATATGCAATATGTTACGAATTGTTACCTGTGCGCCTCTGGTGCGGCCGAATACGGACAGATAGTGCCAACCAACTGATATTTCTTACCATTCACAACCAGTTCATGTTTGTTTAACTCATCGTGATATTTAGTCTTAATCTCAATATCACATGTATTTGTTTTAAACCCATGTATTTCTATTGGTGTACTCACGGTCCATGTTTGATCAAACGGCACCAACAACAATGCAAATATATATTGACTCATGATCGTTCTGTACGTGTTACTAAAAAAAAAACAGAAGGCCACACGATTGATGCGAGCGATTTTCTTAAAAAGAGAACAAAATGAGAACAAATATCGTTAGTTATAATCATTATAAACTACAATAGATGTCATATCTTTTGCAGATGGTTGGAAACATTAACTATTTATTTATTTCTGTCACATGGCTAGTGACAATGCTAGTGGCTGGCCGTCCAAATCGCGTATGGGTACATGCGGCCGAGACGCTACTACATAGGCCTCTTAGATTTTCTCCTGAAATATGGGCTAATGCTTATTGACAACCAGACCTTTAATCCCACGGACTGAGGCTCCGAGTTGCTCTAATATCCAGTCTTTTAGTTCAGACCTTACCAACAACTCAGTTATGTCATTAGCATATGTATTTACTAGTAACTCTTCACTCGTATTGTTGTCTAGTTCATGTATGTGGTGAGTATGATGAAGAAACTCATGGATAACTAAATTGAGTGCATCAGGTCCACCACGCTCTATGATGGTCCTATCTAGGTAGATTGTATATGGTACAGAGTTAATATAACTACCGTACTGCTCACCAATATCTTTACTAATATGTGTGTCTAATAACTTAATAGTCACTGTAGTAAATCCTAGTGTAACTTTGTTAGGTATAGTTGTTTTCTTCATAATGTTGTTAGTTGCATTACATAGCTGACCAGAGTCACTGAGTCTGGAGACCTTTTTGAGGTGTGTGTGAATATAACTCAATGGTCTGGTCGGCTATATAATCCATAGTAACTATAGGTACTCTAAGAGTACACTTATAGTTTGACTCACCCCTTACCTATACGGGTACCTAATTAAAGAACCGCATATGAGCGCGTCTGAGGACTGAATTACTTGGAGCATACAAATATACTCGTAGCCACTAAATGGCTAATCCTGGCTAGTCTATGAATGAATTATTGCTATAATTTGAGCGACCTATAGAGTGTTCCATAAATCTGTCTAATTCTTGGTTTAGTCTCTCTTCTTTAGCCTCTTGTTCCGCATCGTCTACATTTCGTCCAATTGTAGTTGTCCAGTAGTTCACTGCCATACCAAGAACGTCTATTAAGTCATCATGTCTTAGACAACCTTTAGTTCTTGTGAGTCTTGTCATTTGGTGAAATAGCTGATGTTGTTTATCTAATTTAAAATCGTCATAAATTAAATCTTGGTCAACTACTAGTCTGTGAGAGTTCATAACAGGTTCTAATGTGTCTATTATTCTTTTCTCTTTTTGTACGTTACTTCTTATTTCGTCAGTAGAACAAGGATAAATCTTTTGTAATACTGGATCTAATAGTTTTAAAAACATACCATCACCAAAGTTACTTTCGATAACTATTTGATTTACTTCTTGTGATTTAGCAATGTTTGCAAGTGAGCTTAATGTATCTTCGTCATAACCACCGTCCATTGCACCTGCGTCAGTTAAATATAAAATACCATTTAACATCTTTACGATCGCATAAGCTGTTTTATCAGCACCACGACCTGCAGGATCTATTGCCATTACTGAACCTTCGAAATCATAATAGTCTTGTGATGTGTACATAGGTGCAACATAGTAATCTCCTTTTAATCCAACATTAGGTAATTCTGGATCTAATGCTTTTATTTGGTCCATACTACTTGCCCATTGTACTTTTCCAGGTGCTTGTTTCCAAGACTTAGTTCCACTCATAACAATTAAATCATTTAGTTTAAGTGGATATTGATTTATATCTGCTAGTGTTGTGTCTAGCATAAATTGTAATGAAAAACCTGATCGGCCATAACTGGCTTCACGTTCCATTAAATCTGTTTCATCAAATCTTTTAGGATCTGTTGGTTCACCTGCTTTTAGTCTTCTAACATTATCTCTTAATGATTTAGCTAATTTGTTACCATATGTTACTGTTGACACTGGATAACGTGCAGGCCAGATTTGTGTTTCAAATCCACGTTCTTCTAATGAGTTATACAAACTTAATTCAGTTTGTGGTGTACCTAGAAATATAATTCTGCCGACTTCAGGCTTAATTATTGAGTCAAACTCTTTTACTGTTTCGCTTAGTCGTTCACGCATTAATTGAGTTTGAGAGTTGTTAGCAGACTCTACGTCGTCTGCAATAATGAGGTCAGCACGTGAACCTGTAAGCTGACCAGTAATACCCATTGATTTACAACTAGGTGCATGTGATGCTCTAGCAGGACCTACGTCAAATGATACTTTACTTGATCGTTGATCTGTTCTAGGCTTTAAATGCTCTAGTATAGGTATTTCGTTTATAATTCTTTGTGTAAATGTACTAAAGTCGTCTGACCTAGTTTTACTAGCAGAGACAACTAATATATTTCTTTGTGGATTAATAAACCAATTCCACACACTAAATGCAGATGTAATCCACGATTTACCTGCACCTCTAAATGCTTGTATACAAAGTCTTTTTGGACCATTTTGTAAATAGTCAGCCATCTCATATTGTATAGTTGTAGGAGCTGGCAAATCTAAATGTTTCCAAACTATGTATAAAAAATTTTTAAAATTAGTTAATTCAACAGGTACGTTATTGTTTCTTTTCTTCGTCATGGAATGGTAAATCCTTTAATAAATCTATTTTTGAGTCACCTTGTATTCCACCACTATATTGTTTACATATGTCTAAACAAACTTTCATCTCAGAGGCAGATAACGGTTCAGGTGATTTTAATCTAGCGTGTGCTTGCGAGATTAACATATCAACTATTTCGTCTGCTTTTTCTTTTGTCGTCTGTGCCATTTATCTTCTCTTTTTTCTTGCATTTGCATTCGTCACATGTACATAAACCATATTCGTCTGCGTGTAAGTCTCCGTCGCAATGACAATCATGATGACATGATTTACACTTCATTGCTAGCTCGCATAATCTTTGCTAATGACTCTGCTCTTGACGGTGTTTGTTTTGCCCATCTGCTATCCATCATTTGAAAAGACGCTTCACCAAAATCTTTTATTTGTAATGCTGCCCACATTTTTTTGAATAGTTTGACTCTAGGCTTGCCTAATTGAAAACACATCTCTATAATTACACACTTAGCATTATGATTTAGTTCTACTTCGTGTTCTTCTATAAGTTGTGTTGCATCTTTTTCAGCAGTATTAAAATCAACTTCAAAAACATTGTTAAGCTCTTCTTCGCTATACTCCACGCCTTCAACAAAGTCATCGGAAGGTAATACCAAATGGCCATAACCAATAGTAGCGAAACCAAGGCTATCGGAATACACAGTATTCCTAAACCCTTCATGTTCTTTAATTCGTTCTTTAAGTTGTGTATACATAGTTTATATATCCTTTTTCTCAATATAAGTTTCTTTACATTCAAATTTGATTGCATAAAAATATTTATTTATATCTTCTTCTTTTAATTCTTTTAATGAATTATTTGCTTGTATATAACCATCTAATATACAATCTGAGTAAGAGTTATATTCTATAGGCATAACAATAGTACCGATACAACGCGGACTAATGTCTGCAAATGTACACAGATGCAAAATCAAAACAAATTTTAACATTTATTTTTTTGCTCTGTTTCTACTTTTAGATATTACTCTTAAGTTTTTATTTGAATTATTTCTTGGATTACCATCTCGGTGATCGATGTCTCTTCCGTCTCCTTTTGACACTCGACCCTGACGTGTTAACATACGTCTTACTTTGTTTCGACTAGCTCTATCTTTTTTTGCTTTGGTTGTAGAACCATAAGTAAGATATTCTTGTCTATAATTACGTTTCATATTAAATCATTAATAAAACAATTGAATATATTACAAAAGCAATACAAAGTTTTTTGTTATCTTGTATAAATACTTTTACTTTATTTTTATAAAATGTAGGTGTTTCGCCAAATATCATCATAGTTACTCCCTTACTTTAGTATTAATTTTTTAATATGTTTTTTGTCTAAATAAATTTCGATCTCTGCTTCA